TTTTCATATTCTAGACTATAGTGCCTTTAATGACACCAGACTATAATTACGTACTGTGACACCAGTACATTTCTAAAAGAGGTCTCCCCCTTTTATAAAAAGTATTAATATAAATTAATACAGGAGATGAACAATAAAAATAGCTCCTAGCATTCAAATATTTAACAATATATTGAATGTGTGTTTAGCGACTTATTGTTGCGACACGATTCCCTCGGGAATCACTAATGGTGTTTTTTAACACCGCTCCGGTAATCTGTTGATTACCTTACCCTGCCTCGAAGCAGTGATGCCCACTTCAATTTGTTTTTAAGTGGTATACGCGTGAGATTGCGCGTTTCCTTATATTTTTTAATCTATTTGAGATTCACATTGGAACCTCGATTTTAAGCGGGGAGTTCTACGACGTACTGTAGAGTTCCTTCTTATTTTCCTGTGACCCCAATTGTGACACCTGAATAAAATATAAAACCCTGGTAGCAGCTACCCGATTTATCACCTTCTTGTAAGAAGGTTTCACAAGGAACCGCGGTTGAAGGGGTTGGTATGGCCAACACATATACATTAGGACCATGTCCGTTTACAGGATGTATATAACCACCGCAATAGGGACGCCCTCCCTCGGGCATATTGGGACTGAATTGTCCCCTGCAGCTACCGCAGTCAAAAGCTCTGACGCCACCTGTCAAAAAGAATCTTTAATTACCTGTAATGATGGAATTAAATCTGATTCAAGCACGTTTATAAATGAAATAAATGGTACTGAAACCAGAGGTAGCCCCTCTGGAGTGGAAAACATTAGCGACCACTCATTTCCTGACATCACCTTGTCAGCCGACTCTCCCAAGGCTCATAAGTTTTCCACTGAAAATTATGATTCCTTGATGGACAAGGTTGAAAAAATTGCACCCCTGTCAGACGAGACTTATTCTAAGCTCGTCGCTTCGTGGTATGAAGAAAAATCAGATATTGTGGCTGATTTATTATCTCGGCTCACGGCCCCGATTAAAGACCCCAAGTCTCTAGCATTCATTTTGTCTATAGTAAGTTTTACTGTTAAGATTACACTATGCTCGACTTCTAATCAATTTTTGCTTCATGTAGCTGATTTCATGAGAGAAAACTACTTGACACAAATTTGTGCATTAGCTGGTAAGTTGAAAATGTCACTTGCCATGTGGTTTGAAATCATTCGTGACTCTATTAAGGGCGTTATTGTAACGGAAAGTTATCTCGAACAAGGAATTGATATATTCCTGAAAATATTAAAGGGTTCTATTTGTGCTGCTGTAAGTAACATTATACTTACTTTAGTGGGTTTGAAGTTCTTCGAATACGAAAAGGCTATGAATCTCACTACTCTTTTAGGAAAGCCAAAAGGTGGCTCAATCTTTGAAACTCTGGAACACGTTCTTGGTAATGTAAAAATTCTCCTATTAGGCTCCTATGAAGCTTTTTGCGGAGGCAAGTCATTTTATGACGTTATCACTGCTGATTACTCAGCCTCTTGCCAGAGAGAAAGACTTGCTTATTTAAAAGCATTTAAGGACCTTAGGTACATTGGGTTGCCAATTGAGGGCTTTGAAG